AGTTATCTGTGACTTAAGATTTGCAATTGATTCTGATGCCGGATCAACTCCGGAATCAGCTAATGCCATCAATTCATTTTCTAATAGCTTTACTTTTTCCTGGCCCAACTCAAATGGCGTAATTAATCCAGCCTCAAATGCGTTTTGTAACTTGGCAAATTCAAATTGTAAATTAACTAATCCATCTTGAAATGCTTCAATGTTTGTTACATTGAATTTATAATCAACTTCTTTTTTTGTTTTTGTCGTGCCTTCTTTTGGCGTTCTGTCAAATGTTTGTTTAAATGGATCAATAGCTGCGCTTGCTGTTTCAGCTATTTTCTTTGCCTCCTGCTGTGGGAAAATATCTTCAGCTGTAATCTGTTTTATCTTATCCCTTGTAAGCGCAGCATTAATTCCGTCAGTTATATTTTTGCCTGTTGTGTCACCAAATTCTTTGAAATCGTCGGCATTTTCAGAAGCAAATCCCTTTATGTTATTAAATGCCTTTTTGTATGCATCAGATATTATGTTTGGAATATTAAGTGGATCTGTAAGTATTGCTTTAATTATCTTTCCAGCATTGCTAAAACCATCAATTAAAAAAGTAAACAATGTCTTGAACCCATTTATAATCAAATTGACAGCCAACTTTGCTGCTGCGTACATTTGTTTAAATGACAGTATAATAGTCTGAACAACTACCCTAACCGCCAATGATTCGTTATATAAATCAACGAAGTAATTAATGACATCAATTAATGATTTCTTTACCTGCTCCCAGTTTTTATATATAAGGTAAACAGCCGCAGCAACTGCCGCCAATCCTATAGCTACTGGTCCGGTTATGGCAGCAAATGCCGCAGCAAGACCACCGCTTGTTAACGTCGCTTGTAAAGATATAAATGCAATTCGCAATGTACCTATTGCTAATTGAATCTTTCCAAATAAAATCAATGCAGGGCCTAATGCAATGGCGAATCCTCCTGCAATGACAATAAATTTCTGCGCTTCAGGTGAAAGTGATTTAAAAAAGTCAGCTGCTTTTTTCAACGTATCAGCAAGAGTGTCCATTATTCCTTGTAGGTTAATTGACTTGGCTATGCTTTCTCCTAATGAAGCAAGAGAACCTTGTACAGAATCTCTGAAATTGTCAAATGAATTAGATAATCCACCTTGTACTCTATCTAATTTTGACAATTCACCTACTGTCTTGGCAATGAATTCCTCAGCAGAAATGCCAAGTTTTTGTAACTCCTCAGAATTTGATGTACCAAATGCCGCTTCTAACGCTGGCCTTATTTCAAATATCCTTTCACCTAACTGATTTATTTCCTCTGCTGATATCTTGCCTTTTGATGCAATCTGTGACAATGCAAGTACTGCACCATCAAATGATTCAGCATTACCGCCCGACCTTGCTACAGCGTTTCCGTATTCTATTATTGTTTTTTCAGCTTCGGCTGCTGATAGACCTACAGCTTGTAATTTTGCTGATGCTGATACTACTTGTGGTAATGCCAATCCAGGGGCTTCGGCAATTACTTTTAATCTCTCAAATTGTTCGGCCGCAAGTGCAGCGTCTCCAGTAACAGCCTCAAGTGATTTAGTAAGTCGCTCAAAATCGGCAAACGACTTAGTCGCAGCAATGCCTAATGCAGCCAATGGCGCAGAAACTCCAATAGATAGTGATGTGCCAATGTTGGCAAATTTATCAGCAGTACGCTGTAGCGACCTCTCTGCCTTTCGCAGATCATACTCGAGCTGCTGCGTACTTGCCCCTATTCTTATCGTTACGTCTCCTATCCTGACTGCCATCTTTTTAGGTATTTTTCTTCCATTTTTTTGAAAACCGCCTCAGCTTCCGGACTGTCTACAGCTACCGGCTTGCGTACCTGGTCCATCTCGTCATCAAAGGTAAACAAATCTGTAGGTTTATACGACTTTCCTTTTGATGACATCATGTTAAGTATTAGCGTACTTTGCCATCGCATGGCCTTCCATGGATTCTCCGCACTGTGGCGTTCAGCCTTAGCACGCTCACCTATGTACTCTAATGTCTCAGCAAGGTTGGCATTTTCAAAATCGGAGACGGACATTCCGCAGTAGTATGCCCGCCTCCGTATCATGCCAAAACTCAAACTGCCTTCTTCAGTTTGCCGGACTTCTCCGGCTTCTGCTCCCCCACGCCTTCAGGATTCAATTGCTGTGCTACATACAGCATTATTTCCTGAAACGCTTCGATTCTGTTATCTACTTCGTCGTGCACTTCGTTCGCTGTTAGGTTTCCACCTTCTCGCTGTACGGCAAAGATAAACAATTTTACGGCTAAATCGTAATTAAATCCAGCCAGTACTTTGTCAATTTTGCCAAGATCAATCCCTTCGTGTGATGCAAACAGCAACAGGACGGAGTTCTTAATCTTAGGCGCGTATTTAACTGAGTTGATCGTTACCATAATTAGGATACTATTACTTCGCCAGTGAATTCAAATGAACAAGAGTATGTTACGTTCTCGTTATTTGGTGCATTCAATTCCAATGATGTGATGATTGCAGTTCCGTACCAAATGCTATCCCCTGTTTCACCTGTTGTGAATGTCAATTCCAATTCTGTGCCAGCTGCATACTTGTTGTATAGAGTGACAAATGAGTTTGTTTCTTCACTGTACAATCCCTCTGTTGACCCTGTTGCTGACTTCTGTCCTGGTGCTACTTCTCTCCAACCGCCACCGTCTCCGGCCGTGTCCTTATGCGCTGTTTCCCTCGCCTCAGCTGAAAACGAAATTGTACAGCTTGTAGCCTTCGCAATCGCCACGCCGCCGTCAAAGAATCTGAGATAATGACCATTGACTATACCTGTTGTTGCCATGTCTATTTATTTTTTATTGTTAAAAATTCCTAATATTGACCTCGCGGCCTCCTTTAATTCATTTGCTGACTCTGTTAACGCGTCGGCTGATTCCTGTAGTACATTAATTCCATCGTCTTTAATCTCTTCATCTTCAGGGTCAGGTAGTTCCGGTACCATCCATAGGTGGTCTGCGCTTCCTGATTCAATTGATCCAATGCCTTGCCTTTGAAATCGCATGGCATAATCTTGCAGCATTGGCACTAATTGACCTGACTTGTAACCTGCGTGATCCTTGTACAATCTAAATTTAACTACCATTGCTATCATTTATAAATGCCCTGTAATCCTGTACTATTCTATGTACTTCCAGCGTGTCATCAGTGTCATACGTCCCTGATTCGTAATTAATCAGGTAGACTTCACTGTCTGTATAATTAATCAATAACTGCCTTGCTTCTGCGGCTATCGAGCTAATGTTTGTATAATTCGTTCCTAATATTGTCAATCTAAACGTGTACTGATCTTGTGCTATCTTATCCTTTGTTACGCTCGATTCATGACTGATATTCTGAACAAGCACTTTCGGCGTTTGCTCAGTGACCTTAACAGTTTGCGGAAACTTGTTAAAGTACACGTTGTCAATCTCGGCCTGTAATGCCTGTAATATGTTCACGTCTCCTGTCATACGCGCACGCTATTAGCTGCCTTGTCAGCTATCTTTTTTGATTCGTCAATTAGGTTTTTTAGTACAGATTCCTTAGTACTTTCGTATGTCTTTTTTACAAGTCCATAACCCGGCACATATCCACCTCCTCTATCTGTCCATCCGTACTCAATTAGGTGTCCGTGCTTGCCTTTGTTCTTGTAATTGTATCCAACATACACAGCTGACTTAACTTTGTTTAGCACCCATCCTACTGACCTCTTTAAGTTTCCAGTATCCTCAATCGCAGCTGCTCGGCTTCGTAGGTCTACGCGTGCAACATTACCGGCACGCTTTAATACCTCTTTTCTTTTTATATCTGTATTGACTTTTTTTGCCATCTTATACAGATTGTCTATTGCCTCATTTATTTGCTGCTGCGTTGTCATCAATTCGCCAATTTACATCTTAACCTCATATACCTCTTTCTTCCCATCGTTTCCACCTTGATTATGTCATAAGTGTTGCCTTCGTATAGCACCCGGTCATTAACATCACACACCTTGTATCTTGTCGTGAACACCCTGTAATCCATTACAGTCTGCTTATTCTCCAGTTCCTGCTCGTCATCCATATCGTCCTTAACGTAGGCATACAACACTGTACTATCTGCTGTAATTGCTGTTACCTCGCCAAGGTCGTTAGTCGTTGTATCTGTTTGTCGCAGTAATGTGATCCGCTCATCCATTGCACCGATGGCAATCTCTTGGCTTAATTTGTTCGCGTAGATCATAGCAGTAACGATTCAGCGTCAAGTAATTGTTGTGCACTCTGAGGATATTTTACGCCTCGGTTCTCCCTCTGCTCGTACATCTCAGCCACGATTAGATATGCCGCTTGCTTTACCAAGTCAGACACCTGGCAGTTAATTAGTACGTCAACCTTATACTCCATTCCATCAGTCAATGCCTCATCGTATAGCATCGTGTAAACGCCATAGTCATCCATCACATCACTTTCAAGTGTTACATCAAGCCAAGTGCCATCCGATTGCCTCTCCTGAATGTTAGTTACAATTGTTGTTCCTTTTGGCAACTCAAACCAATGGCCATCCGCATTACCTATAACTGTCATGCTTGTGGATAGTATCGGCCTGCCTATGTATTTTTCTATGTAATCACCAGCAGCACGGATGTAGCCTTTGACCAACACCTCATCAGTGTCATCAAATAGACGCAAGTGGTTCTTTAGATTATCATCATAATCTATAACCATTGCCTTCGTGCCGCTCGGTATTATTTTCATATTGCTTTTAAAAATCCTTTTTTGACCAATTCATCAAACACCTCAGGATCTACCTGCACCACGTCACCAATCCTTCCAGGTAGTCCGTAGTGATGGTACATTGTCTTAAGTACTACTCCTTCCTTTTTCCATCCTGTGTATGCCGTTGGTTCTGTAGGTAGTACTACCCTTGTTTCGTAATTTGGTTTGCTTCTGCTTCTTGCCATGATTTTTTATTTTAAATTGGAGGACGACCGTTAGATGGCCGTCCTCCTTATTGTCAACTCACTACGCCTTATGATAAAGATGTCCAAGTGATGTCATTTCCAAAGGCAAAACTCTTAGGTTGTTTCAGCTTTACGTCCCAGAATGAATTCACAACAACCTTAACCTGTGCATTGTCTGCAAGTGTATATGGGTCTACTGTGATATCCACGCCGCCCCAATTGGCCAAAACAAGATCGGCGAAGTTACCAAAAATAACCGCGGTCTTTGTACTTGCAATGTTAGTTGGCACAAGTGTAGACACTGCTACGTTGTAACCAAGCAGTGTGTTGTTCGCATTGTTTGGCATAACAAACTCACCACTGCCCGCGTCAGTCTTCAATGACATTAACTCGCCCTTAATGATTGGGTGCATTAGGAAGTTAAGAGCATTAACGTCCGCATTTTCAACCGCAATCTTTGTAATCAAGTCAACCAATTTCGCTCTTGTAACTGCACCTCCAAATGTAATGTCAGACACCCCGGAAGTACCAAGGATACCGTCAATGCTTGCACTGTTACCCTGAATTGCTGCACTATCTACCGCTCTCGCTACTGCATTCTCCAACTCTGCTCTCACCCATGCTTCAGCATCAAATGAAGATTGAATCAAAAGCTGCTTTGATAATGTGGTTTTTGCGGCCAATCTGTTAGGTCGCAGGCTTACCAATCTTGTAGATGGGTCAGTGTTTGCATTTGCATCAGTCTCGCCTTCCCATGTAGCTGTAGAGATGCCATCTCCTGCAGGTAGGTCAACGTTGCCAACTAACCCGTTCATCGGCATTGCTCCAAGCTGCGCCATAACGGTACGCGGTCTCAATGCCGGGATGATTGTGCTATCCAACTCAGTTGCAATCAAGTTTCCGGCTGTTGCTGCTGTTGCTGCATCTTGCGCTCTCATCATCATTGCAGGCATTGCAAAACCCATGATTGAACGTCCTGCATTTCTTGCCTCGCGTACACCTTCCTGATGCATTTCACCTTCAGCACCTGTAAGATTGTCAGGATGTACACCTCTGCTCAATTGGTCAAGTGCTCGGATAAATGAAAATTTCTGAGCCACTTTTGCATCCTCTGACTTCTTCGCAGTGTTCATCTTCGCCATTGCAATCTTTGCACGAGCTTCATCTTTGGCTTGCTCAGCTTGAATCTGACCAGTCAACGCGTTAACGTCTCTTGTTAATGTGTCGAATTCTGATTTTTCTGATTCGTTGAAATCCCTCTGCTCGGCATCTGCCACATTCAGTATTTCCTCCTGTCGGTTTAGCTTCTCGTTAAGCCTTACCTGTAATTCATTAACGTTCATTTCTTTATT